TTCTTACCTATCTTTTTACTAAAGTCAGGATGATATACATGGTTAACTACATAAGGAATCTTTCTATCGTGGTGCTTCCAGTTTTTTAGGATGCCATTATGTAAAGTGTACTCCCAATTAGAATCGTAATTAGCAGGTACATCTTTTTCTACAGGGCGTTTTACTCTACGCTTTCTGTATCCTTTTCTTACTTTAGGTTTATTCAATGTAGAGGACTCTCAGATCTAATTACCATTTCATAATCAGAAAGATCAATTAACCTTTCGATTATATCATCAGGAACTTCTTCGATTCCTGCATTCTTTGAAACTAAAAAGGCACTGGTTGCTATAATAAGACCAGCTAAGTCTATATCATCTAGATCGTTTATCATTTATATTATCCACGCCTGATAGTTTAACTTGCTTAACAAACCATCTAAAGCTGTTAGGCATGATGCGTAGCTGCCCTTCATTCATTATGTGTGTTTGCTTAGGCATGAGAGCCATGAAGTTATTAGAGTTTATTTTAGTAGCTTCTTCTTTACTCACTAAAGTTTTTAACCAGCCAAAGGCTAACTCCTTAGCTAATCTACGTGTTAGTTTACTTTTTCTTCCGTTCAAAATACTTCCTCCACGTTAGGCTCTTTAACTATTTTAGTAAAGTAAGTTACACCTTTAGAATATCTAAATCCTCTAAGCCCCTCATTGTCATTGGCATCAGCATGACAGACAAACTTATGAGGACAATATGAACACCCTCTATTTAATCTCATGTTACCTTTTGTTCCTTCTGCTACATCTGTATAACATTTATGTGGAGGACTATCTTTCTTTAGAGTTTTCTTTAAAGAAGATATTCTTTTACTAGCATCTATCTTGATAGATTCATAAGGAGCAAAGAAAGCAAGCTCTCCCGTTTCTTTATTGATAGCTAAAAAACCTCCTTCATCTGTGTTCTCAGCTTGTTCGTAGCCTGATAGCTGTGCTATGTAACCGAAGGGATCATCTTCAGCCAAGGAACCATACTTAAACTTTTTAAATGCAAAGGAAGAAGCTGTCTTAACATCTACTACTTGCCCGTCTATCTTACAATCTATGTGTCCTTTAACACCATTGACTGTTACCTCTTTCTGTTCATCAGTTACTTCATGTCCTGCTAACCTTACTAATAACAGTACTACTTCTTCTAACAGATGTCCGTATAAGAACTTAATCATTGTACTAGGATTAACCATACTACTGCCTAGCTGTCTGTTATTATCGTACCACAACTGACGGGAAGGCTTTCCTATATTAGACATTCGTAATGTAAAACCAGAGTCTTTAGACTTAGGATTAGCCCAATGACGCAGAGCATTTTTCATATCCTCACCAAACTTTTCTATATCTTCCTCTGAAAAGTCTAGAGCTTCTCCTTCACATAGAGGTCTTATATTTTCGTATATATCTTCTACTATGTTATGTAGTGTTTTCATTTTTTATAGTGCCTCACAAATCTACATTTACGTGTGTCAGAATTGTAATGTAAATACTGTACACCTAATTTTTTCTGTATTGAAGTCTTACCTGAAAGCCTGCCATCCTTATACGACTTAACATCTATAAGTGTTATCTCTCCTTCGGGTGATAAAGCCACAATGTCTACTGGCCCTGTGCATCCACAGTTTTTAAATACGTGATACCCATTATCCCATAACCATGTAATAGCATAATGTTCTCCTAAATCTCCTACTCTATTCGGATCATGTTTAATGTGTTTCACTCCAGTTATCTCCTATCTTGTATTCACCATCTAAAGGACAGCTTAACTCTAAGTCTAGTCCTGCTTGCTGGATACATTTTACTCCTACCTTACCTACTTCTACTGCGTATTCTTCAGGTACTTCAACCTGCCATTCATCGTGAATGTTACCTACTACAACAGCACCATACTTTTGTATTTTTTCATGGAACAGTATGAGGGCTTGTTTCATGGCGATAGCACCGCCTCCTTGTAGCAAAGCATTTAACGCACTGTGCTGTGATCTAACCTTAATCTTTCTACCATCTAATCCCTTGAGATACCCTCTTGTTGCTGCTCTTGATACCTTAGAGATAAGAGTTCTAAATGATGGTAGATTATTGAGGAAAGTGTCTCTAAGTTTTTTGCCATCTGTTTTGTTTCCTCCAACCACGGTTCCAATCTTTTCATCTCCTGCTCCGTATATAAGTGCATAGATGAATGTCTTCGCCTGATTTCTTGATTCAAGTCCTGCAAGTCGTTGGTTAGCTGTGTGTATGTCTCCATTGAGTATTTCATCTATGAATCCCTCGTCCTTCATGTAATGAGCTAACATCCTTAGCTCTAGACCGCTGGCATCAATACCAACCAGTTTATGTTTAGGAGGAACTACCCAACAGGCCCTGCATTCCTTACCGTAAGGAGCGTTACAGTTCGGAACTTGAGCCATGTTGGGGTTCCTGTGAGTCATTCTACCAGTAACAGTACCATTGTGGTTAACAAATCCATGCACTCTGCTGTTGTTACCTAGCTCTTTGAACCATGAATTTATTTGTGATATTCGTTTTTGTAACATCAAATATCTACCTATCAGCGATGCCTCTGGTATGTTCTTTACATTAGATAGTATCTTCTCATCAACCATAGGCTGACCAGTAGGAGTAAACTTCTTAGGTTTCCATCCAAACTCCTGTAAGTATTCTCCTATTTGTTTACGAGATCCTAAATTAAATTCTATTCTTTTTTCTCGGATGATAGATCCTTTCTTTGCAATTTCTTTATGATCTTCATCAGTTAACCGTATGCCTTTACCTTGCAGGGTTTCTCCCATTTTAGATATAGAACCAGACTTAGTTCTGCGTTTAAAGATTTCTATCTTTTCTACTTTAGGTTTGAATCTTTTCTTTACTTCTACTGTTACTATGTCTACCTCTTCTTGTAACTCAGCCAGTAGCATTGATCCTGCTTTCTGATCTAACAAGAAGCCATGCTCTTCCTGTTCTTTTAAGATGTGAGCTACTTTGTTTTCTATTTCTATAGACTGCTTAGAAAATCCTGCTGCTTCTTTGCGTAATTCAAAGTATACTTTTTTATTTAAGATAACATCACTGGTACATCGTGCCATCATCTCTGCACTGTAAGCAGTGAAGTCATCATAACCACTCTTTGAAAAGCCAACTGACTCTCCCCATTGTTTAAGACTGTGGCCTCCTTCACGTACAGGATTAAATAATCTAGATATAATTAAAGTATCAACAAGCTTTTTGTCTGACAGATCTACGCCACACATTCTTTCAATCCAAGGAATGTCGTAGTTAATTATGTTATGTCCTATAAGTTTATCTGCTTGCTGTAAGAAGGCTACACCCTCATCAATCTGATCAGGACCAAACTCATAAGTAGCAGAGCTATCTAAGTCTACAGCAGCTATACACCAAATGACGCTAACATCTGTAACTCCATCAGTTTCTATGTCAAATACTAAAGATTTCATAGTGCTTCACCTGCATCATCATCATCATCTTCGTAATCAATTACTTCAGATAATCTACCAGTGTCTTTATCATACATTAAATGTGTAGCCATTCCTACATCTCCGGTGTATCTAGACTTCAGAACTCTAACGTGAGTTGTATTGGCTTCACTAGGATCATCTGACTGCTGGTTACGTTCAAGAGCTATCACACAATCTGATAGCTGTGCTATAGACTGAGAGCCTCGAAGGTGGCTAAGGTTTACTGATACTCCATTCTCATGTCCTCTATTACCTTCTATTCTTTTTAAGTGAGATACTAATATCATACCTGCATTTGTTTCTTCTACTATAGATCTTAGCTTGTGCATTATAGTATCAATCGTTCTACGCTCATCACCTTCGGCACTTGCTGACAGTAGCATGTGTAAGTGATCTACTACTATCCATTTACAATCCAAGCCTACTATCATGTATCTAATCTTTGCAAAGATTTCATCTATATCATTAGATCCAAAGTGGGAATGAATCCAAACACGATCATCTTTAAATAGGTTTTGTAACATACCGTCTAGTTTATCTTTAGAATGTACTTCATATTCTTTTCTAATATGATCTATATATAATCTAGCATTAGCCTCAATAGATACTAGGCAGTCTGTAGTTTTAAAGTAATCTTCTTCAAGCGCAATGATGCCTACTTTGTCATGTGTATTTTTAATAAGCCAATGTTCTAGCTCTCTGGTAACGCTTGACTTTCCTAGCCCTGTACCTCCAGTAAGAGTTATTAACTCTCCTGTTCTTAAACCATATAGTTTATCGTTAAGTCCTTGCCAAGGATAAGGCACTGATTCTTTTTCAGGACGCTCATAGTATTTACCCATGATGTCTTTAGCACTCATAATTCCTGAAGGTGTATAAGTCTTAGCTGCCCACCAAGCAGTCATGTACGCTTTGTGATTACCACTACGTAACATATCGTTAGCATCTTTAAACTCTTCAGGTAAGTTCATTACCAAAGCTTTGCCGGGGGTAAAAAGTCTTGCTACTTTCTTTGCTGCTTCTCTTCCCGGAGCGTCACTGTCAAAGTTAATAACAATCTTATCGAACTTCTCAAGGAATTCTAAAGACGCTTTAACATCTCTTACTCCTCCTCCAGCTCCGTTCTTTAAAGATATTACAGGCCACTTAGATCCTAGTAATTCATAGCCTGCCATCGCATCACACTCACCTTCGGTGATGGTTATAAACTTACCGCCCTCTTGAAAGAGTTGTTGTCCAAATAATCCTGTACCAATAGATGATCCTTGCCAGAAGAATGTTTTATTAGCATCTCTAAGTTTGTAAGCACCTATCTCGTTGACACTGTAATAAGGATAGATGTGTGTATCTATGTCACCTTTTGAATTTAAAATAGATTTAACTCCATACTTCTTAGCAGTATCTAAAGAGATACCTCTATCCGTTAGAGCATTGAATGATCCATCGGAGGTATTCATAGAGTTGTTTCTATAGGTTTTAAATTCTATAGGATCATTAGTAATTGAAGGGGTACTAGATGAGTCGTGGTTCTTTATTAGTTTATCACAGCTAAAACAGTAAAGAGATCCATCTTCGTTGAGAGATGCGGGGTCACTTCCTCCGCAGTCTGGACATGGTAAATGTGTCTTGACAAACGCCATACTTTGCTCCTTAAAAAAAAATGGGGGACTAAGCCCCCTAAGTCATACAATCATGCAAATTAATTCTCCGCTCTAACATAGGCTTCGTTTTCAATAGTGGTAGGGTCATCAGCAACAAACCTACCTTCCTCATCTCTAGCTCTTTCATACTTTATTTTAGTAGTATCATTACATTCTTTCGCTAGTTCATACCTGAAATGATACAGTGCTGCTTGCTTTGTCGCTACTTCATTAGAGAGATTACTTATTTCAGTAACAAGCTTTTGAGCAAGTAAGTATCTATGCTGACCATCAGAGCTGAAAAGGGAGACATCAAAGTCCCCCTCATCAGTTTTGAAAACGCGATGAGTTTTATCACTCATAGCTCATCTTCCTCCTGCAACGAGTCTTCAACTTCAAACTCGTCACCAATCCCACCGTTCTTGTAAGGAACAAGATCTAGTATTTGCATTGCAATAAACTCTAGTCCTTGGAAGTGCTGACCTTTACGATCCATCTCCCATTCCCTGTACTGAACCTTAACCTTAGAGCCGTTACCAACTTCAAGATCAACTTCGTTTTTTGAACGATCGAATAACTTGGGAGCTTCTCTAGTTCCCTTCGGTCCACCATTTACCTTTCGTTTGATAATTAGTGCTGGACCTTCCTGCATATCTTTGATTGAGAATCCTCGTCTTTTAAAGTCCTTTGCAGACTCTTCATCAATGACAAGGTTCACACTGTATACAGGTTCATAAGTAGTGTTAGGTCTTTTAACACTTGCCCAATAAGCTGTACCTTCTATTATAGCCATCTATAGCTCCTCTTTTGCTTTTGTGTAAAAATATTTGTGACCTGCCCAGAACAGGAAAGCCATTACTAGATTTTCAACTGTCGATGGTATCACACCAGTTCGAGTTTGTAAATCTATTAGTTCTACTACTTCTCCTAACACAGAAAAAGAAAACCAGTAAAATCCTATTATGAATATTGCTCCACCCAACATCCAAGCTTTAGCTTTTATAGAACCTTTGAGGGTTGCTTCTGTTAAAGTTTTAAAGTATTCTTTAATTTCTGTAAACGGACTCAAATTCATTTCGCTCATTCTGTATCTCCTATTATGGTAAACTTTCCAATGTCAATATTTAATAAAGGTTCTACATCTTGCCAATCGTTACGATCATACCGACCTCCTACAGTTATGTCAATTAAATCATCTTCTATATCTCCCAAACATATATAGCCACTAGCATCATTCCATTTAACACACAGGTATGTTTCTATGTTTAAAGATCTATAGATCTCTTTAGCTTTTAATAGCTTTGATAAAGATATAATATAAGTTGGATAAGTAGTCTTAGAACACTTTCTATTTTTAAGTTCTAAAAAGAACTTAGGTTTCTTATTTCTTTTATCAAGAGCCATGAAGTCTAAACCATACTGCATGGGAAGTTTTTTCATTATCACTTGAAAATATTTCTGTAATTGTTCAGCAAAAGTAGTTTCTGCTGATAAACTTTCTTTGTTTTCATAAAGTTTTCTAGGCATAATTAGACTCCCAATTGTTAGGCTTTTTCTTTTTACCCTCTGCTACAGCTTTGTAATGTGCATCAATAGAAGCAGATTTCCAGTACATGTTCTTTAGTATACCTTTACCTTTACTAACTGCTATCTTCTGAGTTTGATTAGGTCTACCAAACAAAGGTTTAATAGTCATATACTTACTACCTACTGATACGGTACAGTGTCTCCACCCCTCTAGGTAATAAGATATTATCTCTTCATCACCTTTCTTTGCTCCAAGTAAAAAGTCTTTGTAGTTTAGATGGTCTTGCATTAGCTTGCTCCTTGTGAATTTTATACCATAGGGTCAACATTTTTTTATTAATTAAAAATTCTTCGTACTCGTCTTCTTTAGTACAGGCTGAGTTTTCTAAGAACCAACCTGCAGTGTATTTATTTATTTGCTTCATTAAACCACTCCGGTACTTCTCTGTTAGTCCACTTAGCAAAATGTTTTGTGTGATAATAATCTCTATAACATTCTCTATTAGATTCTTTTACTTTATGTTCTTCGGGCATTGCTAAAGTAGGAGGTGTAAATGGACCGATAGGTATATTATCAGGCTGTGAATGTAAAGCATAATACAACTGAGCGCACTTGTGAACTTTACCATACCTATGTTTATATTCTTCAAGTAATTTCTCAAAGAGATCATCTAACCATATGTAATTACTTACAGATTTCCTAACCCAAACAGCGGAAGGATGGTTGATATGGGTAGCTTTGTATAGCCAAAAGTCTCTACTGTCAGGTAGAGAATATCTCTTAACCATTTTACCAGTTCTTTTAGAAGGTTCATAGTATAAAGTACCATCTAGAACTCTGTGTGCTGTGGAAAGTAATTGAGCGTACTCAAGTATCATCTTGACAACGTGTTTATCACAATGATACTCAGCACAAGTTACTGGGTCTTCATGCAAATAAAATATGTTCATATTGCAATCCCTCCAACATTAATAAACTGTTCGGTTTCTTTATCGTAATGTGTACCTAAGTAATCAAGTACAATATTAAAAGACTGTTGCCATTCTAAATCATCAGATTTAGGATTAGAGTTATCTAATATATAATGCAGTGCATTGTTCAGTTCCATTTTCTTGCTCCTGTAAAGTTTAAATATTCTGTAAAAGTATCGGATAATACATCTTCCAATTGATTAATACCTGTAACTATCTCCCAAGGCTTGTCTGTATCTTCTGAGCATTTAGCTTCAATAAAAGCTATGAAGTCTAGTTTGAAAGTAATGTTAGGTTGTGGAGATCCAATACGTACAAATACACGGGCTATCCAATCATCAATATGAGTATAAAATTTAACTCTCTGCATCGTAGTCTCCCTCATGTATATCTGCAAGATGCTCTTCATACTGTATCTCAGCTTCTAAAGGAGACACATAGCCTTCCTCTTGAGTTGTAAGATAACGTTCAAGATCTATTATCACTGGGTCTTTTTCTCTATTCATTACGCATTTGCTCCTTTAGTTCTTTAAGTTTAACTCCGTATATACCTAGCCGATACACCAGCTGATTGATTTCGCGCTGATCTACATGATTAGGATATTTAATTTTAAGTAATCTCTGCAATCTTTTAGCTTCAGGTACGTTATACATTAGATAGCCTCATATTCTTCTTCCTTCTGAAGTAAAGATTCATGTTCCGCTCTTTCAAATGGATCAAAAGCTTTGACAATTTCAAGTACTCTTGAATTAGGTTGATCGTTAGGATCAGCACCACACTCAATGCAATTTTCAACATCACTAATGTGATGGATGTAATCAAATTCACATTCACAATCCCAGTAGTAAGCATCAGTTATAAAAACATTGGTCCCTTTACCGTGAGTTTGAAATCTCATATTTGCTCCTAGTCAAATAAACCTTCTTTAACAAAGTCCACTTTAAAATCTGTGGCGGTTAGTTTCTGTACATTTTCAACAGTAAAATGAGTTCTGTTGTCACCTAGTATTTTAAGTATGCGATGGGCATACATATTTACAGGTTTAAACTTATCCAATTTACCGTTCCAATAAACTTTCTTAACTAAAATAGTTTTTTCAGTTTCGTCTGACATAAATGCTCCTTATATTAAATCAATTATTAAACTTACTAGACTCCAAAGTAGTAACGAAGCTACAGTAATTACTATAGCTCCGACTACTCTGAAAGTGAAAAACCAAACATTAGTTTTAGCTAGTATTAGCTTTTCTCTTTCATCCATGACTATGCTACTAGCTTTTGACGATAGAATATTTCAGGATTTGATATGACTTTAGTTACTTGATTTGTTCTTAACTTAGTAACATTCATCATACTAGCTGTTTTTCTTTGAGAAGGAGCATGAGTAGCCCAGTGAGTCAAGGCATTGTAGACTGCCCAGAGATTGTTATTCATGGAGTGACAATATCTATTATTGTATATATCCCAGAGAAACTGCCAGTTTTTATTATAAGGGGTGGTGTCCAGATCAAGAACATCTAAACCTAAAGTATTCGCAAAGATATTGGCAATCATATCGTAATCAACAGGAGTATTATACCAAACGTCCCATAGTTCTTGTTGTTGGGTCATCACTCCCATGCCTGCAGTAATAATTCTAGCACCTTTCTCAATATCTAAGCTTCTAGTGTGTCTAGATTTATACAACGTTGAAGAATCGCTAGTAAAGATTTGCCCATTCATACAAGCAGACTGCCTAGCTCCT